GGTAATGGCCGCCAGATTCGTGGCCGGCGTCAACGCTGACGTGATCACAGACAATAGGAGACAGTAATGTCTACAGCTAAAGAACGCTTCGAGAAGCTCGACTCTCTGCGCGACCAAGTCGTTCAGCGAGCGCGTGACGCTGCGGACATCACTATCCCTGCTCTCATGCCGCCCGAAGGGTTGGACGAGAATGCAAACCTGCCGCAACCGTACCAGTCACTCGGTGCGCGAGGTGTCAACAACCTGACATCCAAGCTGCGGCTCAGCCTGTTCCCACCCGGTCAGGCATTCTTCAAATTTCAGATGGACCGCGAGACGAAAGCCTTGCTGTCCGGTGGTGACCCGAAGGGACTCACGGCAATCGAGGAAGGACTTCTCCAACTGGAGAACGATGCCCTTGACTTGCTCCAAGAGGACAACCACGGAGTCACACTCCACGCCACCATCAAGCAACTCGTAGGAGCAGGCAACGCTCTGCTCTACATGCCTGATGAAGGTGGATCGCGCAACTTCCGCTTGCCCAACTTCGTTGTCGTTCGTGACGCGATGGGTAATTGGGTCGAACTTGTAGCGATGGAAAAAGTATCAAAGGAAACTCTTGACGAAGCAGTCAAGGTTGCCCACAGCGTAGCAGCCGCATCACCCGGTAAGGAAGACGACGACGAGATCGTAGTCTACACTTGGGTTAAGCGTGTGGATGGTAAGGCTATCTGGCACCAAGAGATCAACGACATCACTGTCGTCGGCTCGGAAGGCCGCTCAGACATTGACGACTGCCCGTACATCCCGCTTCGGTGGGCTGCACTGGAAGGCGAGAACTACGGGCGCGGCCACGTCGAGGACTACCTCGGCGACCTACGCTCACTTGAAGACCTTAGCAAGTCTCTCATTCAGTTCGCCGCCGCTGCCTCCAAAGTAATCTTCCTTGACCGTCCGTCTTCAACGACTGACATTGAGGATATCGAGAAGGCTGAGTCGGGCGACTTCGTTGAAGGTAACATCGAGGACATCGGTGTACTTCAGGTTGAGAAATTCCATGACTTCCAAGTCGTGAAGGCACAGGTCGATGACCTCTCCTTGCGCATCTCTCACGCATTCCTTCTACGCTCGGGTACTACCCGTGATGCAGAGCGTGTCACTGCCGAAGAAATTCGCGCGGTCGCACAGGAGCTTGAAGATGTACTCGGTGGTGTCTACACGGTACTGGCAGCTGAGCTGCAGCAGAAGGTGGTTCGCCGCCTCGTTGTTCGCCTGAAGAAGAAGGGCAAGTTCCCCACACTTCCGAAGGGTACGCTCACGCCAGTCGTGGTAACAGGATTCGATGCACTCGGACGTTCACACGAACTCAACAAACTACGAGCTTACTTCGCGGACGGCGCACAGCTGTTCGGTGAGGCATTCATGCAAGAGTTCGACATCAGTTCATTCGCAGACTTGCTCGCCACACAGCACAACGTGGACATCAAGCCTTTGAAGAAAACTGATGAACAGAAGACTGCCGAAATTGAAGCAGCACAAACATCGCAACTGGTTGACAAAGCAGCAGGGCCGCTCGTCGGTGCTGTCGCCCCAGCTATTGTGGAATCTGTCGGACAGTCCGACGTTTAGAGGAGAGAAAAACTAATGGCAAACGCAAACCCATCCTCGCCGGGACGCCGCGACCTCAACACCGCGACCTCTGGCATGGAGATCAACATTCCGAAAGATGAAAAGGTCGGAGTTAACGACGATGGTGTCGTTGTCCGCCGCACGACTATGTCGAACGGGAACGTCCGCGAGACGCAAGTCTTCAAGGGTGATCACCCGGATGCGAAACCTTTTCCAATAGAGAAAGCCGAAGTGAAGGGGTAGATCATGGAGAAGGTCAACGTCTCAATGTCAAACGGTACGCCTGAAGCGGACCAGCTGGCACACGAACAGAAGATGGCAGCCAAGGCAGATGCCGACGGCGCGCAGATCACTGACAAACCGAAAGACGGCGAACGCACGGAGATCGTGAACGATACACCCGATCCGAATGCAGTAACGCCACGTCCTGCTGACATTCCAGAAAAATTCTGGGACGCAGATAAGGGTGAAGTGAATGTAGCCGCTCTGTTGAAGAGCCAGCAGGATGCTGAAGCTGCACTACGGGCAGGCAAGAATCCTGACGAGCAGCCAGCTGAAGGTAGCGCCGAGGAAACTCCCGGTGTTACTGGTGAGCAGAAGCCTATCGTTGCAGATGCCAGCGCTGAGTACGCCGAGAATGGTGAACTCTCAGCGGACACTTACACCGCACTCGAAGGAGTAGGACTGTCGAAAGACATGGTTGATACGTACATCGCAGGCCAACAGGCCATCGTCACGTCGCTTCAAGCGGCTGCCGGTGAACCGTTCGGTGGACTGAAAGGTTTCAACACGGCAGCAGATTGGGCAGCCGAGAACCTGAGTGACGACGAAGTCGCAGCTCTGGACGTACAACTCACAAGTATGAACCCGGCGATAGTCAAGCAGGGAGCCGCTGCACTTCAAGCGAAGTACGCAGCTAACGCTGACATCACCCCGGACGTAACACTGACAGGCAATGGCAACCCCGGAACATCGGGTTCTGCATTCCAGTCTTCAGCCGAGATGCAGAAGGCTATGTCTGATCCTCGTTACAAGAACGACCCAGCCTTCCGAGCGGAAGTCGCGAATAAGATCGCGCGCTCCAACGCTGAACTGTTCGGGTCATAGTACCCTCCGTCTGTATGTCCTCTCCTCCATACAGACAAAAAGCCCTGTCCCTTCACGGGGGCAGGCACCTAATTCGATTGCGCTGACTGATCCTCCGCGCATGAATCTCTCGCCTTAAATTCCAAACGACGGACCCGCTGCTGGTGGACAATCTTTCGGAGTAGAAGACTAAGGGCACCACACCCTATCTTTTAATCCCTAAACAGGAAGACAATAATGTCTAACGCAACTGTCTCACGTCTTGGTCAAGCCAATACGGCGGGTGACGTTAAAGCGCTATTTCTGAAGGTTTTCGCAGGTGAAGTTATTACGTCGTTCGAGACGAATACGATCCTGAAGCCTTTGACGCGCCAGCGCGTGATCCAGAGCGGCAAGTCTGCTCAGTTCCCGGCGATCTACAAAGCGGCTGCTGCCTACCATGCAGTCGGTACGGAAATCCTCGGCCAGAACATCAAGCACAACGAAGTTGTCATCTCGATTGATGACCTGCTCGTTGCCGATGCCTTCATCGCGAACATTGATGAAGCCATGAACCACTACGACGTTCGCTCTCCGTACTCCAACGAGCTGGGCCTTGCCCTTGCTTTGGCGTATGACAAGAACGTCGCGCGCAACATTGCTCGTGCCGCTCGCGGTGCTGCATTGTTCACAGGCGACTCTGGCGGATCAGCGATCACTGATGCTGACTCCGATACGTCTGCCACCTCACTCGCTGGTTCCATATGGACTGCTAAGCAGACGATGGAAGAAAAGGATGTACCAGTTGACAGCTCGCCTGTCTACGCTGCATTGAAGCCAGCTCAGTGGTATCTGCTTGCTCAGGACGCAACACTCGTGTTGAATCGTGACGTAGGTGGAGATGGTTCTTACTCGCAAGGTAAGTTCTCCATGATTGGTGGTGTTGATGTTGTTAAGTCGAACGCTCTGCCGTTCATTAACAGCTCAGCTGACACGTCCATCCCGTCTGCGTACCGCGTTAACCTCGCGACTACGACTGGTCTGGTCTTCACCGAAGCCTGCGCTGCCACTGTGCAGTTGATGGGCCTCGGTATGGAATCCGAGTACGACATCCGTCGTCAGGGTACCTTGATGGTCGCCAAGTACGCAGTAGGTCACGGCCCTCTGTTGAACAAGTGTGCTGTTGAAATCAAGACTGCATAGTCCTGATTGACACCAACCCGAAGCCGGGGGAGAGTCTTCTCTCCCTCGGTTTTTTTTCTTTGAAAGGAACTTTATCATGGCATTACCAAACGCTTCTGTCGTCAAGGCAGCTGTGGAGTCTCTGTACTCTGCATTTGCAAACGACAAGACTGAAGGCACAGCGAAAGCTGGCGTCGAAGCTCTGAACGAAGTCGCCAACAAGTTGAATCCACTGTACCCTGTTGTTGAAAAGACAATCGTGGACGCAGCTGACGCTAACGTCGCTGCATGGATTACAGCTGACGCTGCCATCGCTGTCGGTGTTGTTGTTCGCACTCTGTCGGCCACGGCTGACTTGACGAACAACGCTCTCGCTACGGCGAAGGGCTCGGCACTTGCTGTCGGTGACATCTTTGTCATCGCTACGGGCACGACTGTCGTATACCTCGGTAACAACGACGGTATACCGTTCGATTTTGCTGGCGAAACCACGCAAGACTTCGGCTAAAACTAATTCGGACAGCCGAAACGCTGTCCACCTAATTCTGGAGTAGGACATGACTTCCCCAACATCTGCAATGACCAAATTAGCTGCGTGCAACATCATGTTGGCTTCCATCGGGCAGTCGCCGCTTAACACGATTACAGGCACGATCCCGAAAGAGGGAACGAAGGCCGTACTCGCACTCGATAACGCTCTGCGTGAAATCTTAACGCAAGGGTGGTCCTTTAATCAGGACGCTGAGTACCCGCTGTCGCCGGATGGTAGCAGTAAGATCGATATACCAGCAGGCGCAGCCTTCGTGGACCCCACGTATGGTGAGAACTATACGATGCGCTGGGACTCGACTGGCACACCTGCACTGAGACTCTACGACCTGAGCAAGCGCTCGTTCAATGAGTTCACGAATGACGTGAAGGCCGATGTGATTTGGTTCTTCGAGTTCGAGCAAGTGCCGCAGCACGTACGCAATTACGTGACCTACAAGGCAGCCCGCAAGTTTCAAGCAGGCATCATTGCCTCGAACATCCTCTACGCTTTCACGAAAGAGATGGAGCAGGAAGCGTACGCTACGTTTCGAAGAATAGAAAAGAGACAAAAGGACTTCAACATCAACCGCACTTCGGCCGCCGTATCCCGGCTTAGGAA